AATTGGTAAGTTTGGTTTAGAAGTAAGAGACGAAGTAACCTTAGTGGTTGCAAGACGCACATTTGAGATATTGGTTGATAATACATCAAACACACTTTCAATCAATAGACCAAGAGAAGGTGACATTATCTGGATGTCACGATTTAAGAAATTTTTTCAAATTGATTTTGTTGAAGATGAAGATCCAATGTATCAAATTAATGATCTTCCTATATTTAAACTTAAATGTTCAGTATGGGAATATGAATCACAAACTGTTGAAACTGGTGTTACAGATATTGACACTCGTTTGGACAAAGATACTATGGATTTATTGGTCAATCAAATATCATTGGAAAGTGGAACAACATCATCAGGTGCTTTACTTTCTGAAAATATTGTAGGTGATGTAGAAGCAGTATTAACAGAAGCAGGTGAGTTCTTGGTTGATGAAACAGATGGCGATAATATTTTATATGAAGACGATCCAGATTATGTCGAATATATATTACTAGAAGACGCCGCAACAGAAAATATGAACGAAGACCCAATTGGTGGTGACAATGCTGCCTTTGACACAGCTGCTGGACTTGATGATTTCGATTCAAATAACGATATCTTTGATTTCACAGAAAAGAATCCATTTGGTGATCCAAGAGATAACTAGGAGATATAATGTTTAAAGACGCACAATACCATGAATTGATACGAAAGACCGTTGTTGCTTTTGGTACTTTATTCAATGACTTATACGTTTATCGTAAAAATTCAACAGGTAAAACAATACAAAAAATGAAAGTGCCTTTGGCATACGGGCCTAAACAAAAGTTTTTAACTCGTATTGACCAAGATAGTTCAAGGTCAGCAGAAAATGTAAGAACAACAGCATTAACATTACCTCGTGTAGGTTTTGAAATGACTACATTACAATATGACCCAGCTAGAAAATTAAATAGAATACAAAAATTTAAAAAAGTAAAAGGTGCAGATAGTAAGTCACTACAAAACTCTTACATGCCTGTACCATATAACGTAGGTTTTAGTTTATTTGTTATGGCAAAAAATAGTGAAGACGCATTACAAATTGTTGAACAAATATTACCAACGTTTCAACCAGACTATACAATAACTTTAAATGTCATGCCAACTTTAGATGTTGTTCGTGATGTGCCTATTGTTTTAGGTGACGTATCATATGAAGATAGTTATGATGGTGAGTTTACTGAAAGACGAGTTATAATGTACACTTTAAGTTTTACAGCAAAAATGTACTTATATGGTCCAGTATCAAGTTCTAAAGTTATTAAGAGAGTTCAGGTTGACCAATATACAGATACTAATACTGCTGTCGCAAAAAGAGAGCAAAGATATGTTGTACAACCTAATCCAACAACAGCAGACGCTGACGATAACTTTGGGTTTAATGAAGAACGTTCTTTCTTTCAAGACGCTGACGATTACGATCCTGTATCTGGTACAGATAAAGATAGTTAATGAAAAAGGTTGAGGACAAGCTCAACGAGATATTAAACATCGCTGAAAAAGATGTTGTACCCGTTGAGCATAAACCAGTTATACCACGTCCTAAGGAAAAAGAGGATATAGACAGCGACTACAAATACAGTCGTGAAAATTTATATAATCTTGTTGAGAGAGGTCAAGACGCCATAGATGGTATTGTGCAATTAGCAAAAGATACTGACCACCCACGAGCATATGAAGTTGCAGGAACACTAATTAAAAATGTAGGTGAGGTGACTGAAAAACTTTTAGTTTTACAAGAAAAGATGAAAAAATTAAATGATGAAGTAATAAAAGGGCCTAACAAAGTAGAGAATAATTTATTTGTTGGATCAACAGCAGAATTACAAAAATTGATAAAGAAAAATGGAAAAGACATATCTAGGTAACCCTAATCTAAAGGCAGCAAATCAAAGAGTTCGATTTACTAAAAAACAAGTAGAAGAATTTTTAAAATGTCAAGATAATCCTATCTATTTCATAGAAAATTATTTAAAGATAGTCACACTTGACCATGGTCTACAACCTTTTAAATTATTTCAATTTCAAAAAGAAATGGTTGATACATTTCATAATAATCGTTTTAGTATTTGTAAACTACCTAGACAATCAGGTAAATCAACTACAATAATCGCATACTTATTACATTATGCAATATTCAACGCAAATGTAAATATTGCTATACTTGCAAACAAGGCTGCAATTGCAAGAGATTTGTTAGGTCGATTACAACTCGCATATGAAAATTTACCTAAATTTATACAACAAGGTGTTATCAATTGGAACAAAGGTAGTCTAGAATTAGAAAACGGTAGTAGAATACTTGCAGCTGCAACATCTTCAAGTGCTGTTCGTGGTGGTTCATATAATATAATATTTCTTGATGAGTTTGCTTATGTACCTAATAATATTGCTGAACAATTTTTTAGTTCAGTTTATCCTACAATATCTTCTGGTAAATCTTCTAAAGTAATGATAGTTTCTACACCACATGGTATGAATATGTTTTACAAAATGTGGAATGATTCCATACATGAACGTAATAGTTATAAACCTATTGAAGTGCATTGGTCAGAGGTACCTGGTCGTGATGAAAAATGGAAAGATGAAACAATAAAAAATACAAGTGAACAACAATTTAGAACGGAGTTTGAATGTGAGTTTTTAGGTAGTGTTGATACACTTATTAATAGTTCAAAATTAAGGTCAATGTCTCATATCACACCTGAAACATCAAACGCAGGTTTAGATGTTTATGAAATGCCAAAAAAAGGTCATAGATATGTAATCACGGTTGATGTTGCAAGAGGTACAATAAATGATTATTCTGCTTTTGTTGTCACAGACGCAACAAGTATACCATATAAGATTGTTGCCAAATATAGAAACAATGAAATTAAACCTTTAGTATTTCCACAGATTATTCATAAAATTGCTACAAGTTATAATCAAGCAGAGGTTTTGATTGAGGTAAATGATATTGGTGGTCAAGTAGCAGATACAATGCAATATGATTTAGAATATGATAATCTAATTATGGTTAATCAACGAGGTCGTTCAGGTCAAATTGCAGGTACAGGATTTAGTGGTAAACAATCACAACTTGGTTTAAGAACAACAAAGGCAACAAAAAAAATTGGTTGTTCTAATCTAAAGGCATTGATAGAACATGATAAACTAATCATACAAGACTTTGATATTATTGCAGAATTATCAACTTATATTCTCAAAGGTAAAGAAAAGTATGAGGCCGAAGAAGGGTCTAGTGATGATTTAGTCACATGTTTAGTTATGTTTGCATGGTTATCTAATCAAACATATTTCAAAGAATTAACAGACCAAGATATACGAGCAAGACTTGTAGATGAACAACAAAACATGTTAGAACAAGATATGGCACCTTTTGGGTTTATTGATGATGGGTTAGAAGACCCGGAAACTTTTAAAGACCCTTACGGAACTACATGGTCACCTGTAAAAGTCAAAAGAGGTTGGTAAATCTTGCATTTTATAAATAGTTTAGAGTTTAAATTTAAACACAACTTAAGGAGAATAAGATGGCTTTTTTAGTATCACCGGGCGTTAACGTTACGGAAAAGGATCTAACTAATGTCATTCCTGCTGTATCTACATCAATTGGTGCAATAGGAATAGTTAGTGAGAAAGGGCCGATGGACGAGGTTACTTTAATCTCTAGTGAAGACGAATTTGTTGAAGTATTTGGTAAACCAACTGCTAAAACTTTCGAATACTTTTTTAGTGCAACCAACTTTTTACAGTACGGAAATTCCCTTAAAGTAGTAAGAGCTGTGACAGGAAACTCGAATGCTAACTCCTCAGGAGGCAGTATTCAAATTAAAAACACAACTCACTACCTAGACAACTATTCTGACGGTTCTGCTTCAGTAGGCTCTTTTGCAGCAAGAGAAGCCGGCACCGAAGGAAACAACTTAAAAGTATCTATGTGTACCAACTCATCTGCTTATTCAAGTGCAGGTGGAGGTTCAAACCTTGTTAATGACACAGACGCAGCTATTGGCGATACATCAATTACGATTGATGACGCTGGTGGAGATAAAATACAAGTAGGTGACATTATAGAATTTGGAGATATAAGTGGTAACTTTACTGCTGTGCCTTCAGGTCACTATTACAAGGTAACAGCATTACCAGGAAGCAATGTATTAACAATTGCTAGGTTTAACCAGTCAACTGGTGCAACTGAAACTGGTGGTTTGAGACACGCAGTAGCAAACAATGCTTACTTTAGAAGATTTTGGGAATACCATTTCAACTTTAGTGCAGCACCAACAACTACTGATGATGTATCAAACGCAGGCGGAAGTAATGATGAATTACATATCGCTGTTGTTGATGAAGATGGTGGTATCACAGGTACTGCTGGTACAATTTTAGAAACACACGAAGGATTATCACAAGCTTCTGACGCAAAGTCAGCAGAAGGTAATTCATTATATTACGTTGATTATCT